TTGCTATATTTTTATGTAAAGCCATATTTATGCTCCATGCATCCTGAATCTTGGGCGTTGACTACCTGAATTCTGTAATTCCTCATGCCAGACAATCGGATGGTCAACCGTAATCTCATCCAGCACCTGCGTCTCATAGCCAGCTTTGGATATCGTGAATACGTGGGGACTTAAAGTATCTGTTTGTACTCCAGCTAAAAACCATGTTTTCCAATATGAAATAATCTGTTCCGCAATATCACCGCCTGCATTTGTTGTAACTGTTCCTGCTGCCCAGACTGGATTACCAAGTCGGTCTTCACAATCTACGACAACGCCTGCCAAATCAACCCCGTCTTTATCTGCTATATGAATATTGCAGGTATATTGTTTATAACAAGCTTTGTCTGCACCCCCTCCAGTCGGCCCACGTATAGCGCCATCAAAAATGCAATCAATTAATTTTTGGTCGGCCCAAATATTATATATATCTAAACCATTGGTTGTTATGTCATACATTTCAATATTACTGGCTGAACATCCACCACTAGAAGGAGAAAAACCGCCAATAGAACTTTTGACATCAAATGAATTTATGGTTGCTGCCCCTTCCAAAAGAAGACCCAATTTGGTAGTAAAGATTTTACAATTTGTAATTTCAGGTGTCCCATCAAACCGAAGTCGGGCTAATCCCATAAAAATAGTATCAATAAATTCATTATTATCATTACTTAAACTTATAAATAAATTTTTCGAGTTACCATCAGAAGCACTACAGGTGCATTTCCAAGTTGAACCATAAGACAACACAGTTCCTGCACCTACAAGTCCTTTGCTTCCAGTAAAGTAATTAAACACATCGGCAGAAGTTTGTTGCCAATGCCAAACGCTTCCGAGAGTTCCAGTATCAGAACTTATTTTTTCTCCAGTTTTTAAAGTAGCATTTGCTGTTGGCACGATACCAAACCCCTTGCTTATTATAATAATTTCTTGTAGTGAAATAAAATAAGTAGAAACCCCTCCATCCCCAATATTAAAATTACAATCCAGCCTATATGCCCCACCTCCCAAATCACCAGCAAAGTCATAATCCCAAATTACACCCCATTGTCCCTGAACTGCATCTATTGTCCCCACGCCGTCGGCAAAGCCCGTGCAGTCAATATCCGTTATGGTTCTCCAGTATTTCGCAGAAGTATAAGCTCCGTTCCCAGCGGCTACGTTTATGGACTCATTTTGTGCATTGCCCCAGGCGTCCGTTCCTGTTATGTCGACGGTGTCCCCCGCTCCAGCGTTCGTGCCTGCTAAAGTGAATGTGATTTGTAAAGCACGGAGTTCAACGGGTCGAATAAGCCTATCAAGCACAAGATTCAATGCTGTGGCAATGGCATCCATAATGGTATACGTACCAGCACGGTCGGCAACAACGAAATCCGCAAAAGTCGCAGGTGTTCCTGCCGTGCCGCCAGTTACGGTTATGATATTAGTTGCTGGGATATAACCAAATGCGATTGCCATTATTCAGGTTTCCTCCAGAGTATGAAGTTGCTGTGTGCATCCAAAGCGTCTTTCGACTGATTCAGGATGTTGCGAACAGCCGAACCCTCGCTCTTAATCTCAGCATCAACATCAATGAAATTTGAGCCAGCTATGATTTCATCAATCCTGGCTACCGTCTCCTGAAGTACGTTATAAGCATTCTCAACCTGTGCTCTGAATTCAAACACAGCGTCCATAGCCTCATTGGTCTGCCAGGCAGAATTTAGTTTAATTTTTATTGCCATTTATTTCTCCTTCTCCGCCGCCTCAATCATTTTATTTCTAGGTGGCATTTTCAAAGCCTTTGCATAGCCAGCCTCAATGACTGTTGCTGCAAACTTCGGTCTGGAATCCCTACGGAACCTATCACCCTTCTTCCAGCAGCAAGGCCAGTCCCTAATAAATTCAATCATCTCTTCTTTCATTTAGACCTCTTATGAAAAGGATGGGGAGGCGAACCGAAATCCGCCTCCATTCCTTTTATCGTTCAGTCTGATTAATCAGACAACGCAGCATATTTGTAGCGTGCCCTTTTTCTCCGAATAAGAACACCAACTACAGCATTTGCTGCTCCAGTTTCCGTCACCAAAATTCCTACAGAATGAAAACCATCATTCACATCTAACTGTTCGCCTCGAATCTGAATCCTGGTAACAGCATCATCTGTTGTGACTGTGGTAGTTACGCTTGTAGCTTGTGGGGTAGAGCCGTCTGTCTCCCAGATGGTACAGGTCAAAGAAGCGTCGCCGGTTAATGTGCCTGTGAATATTTCAAATACGGCAAGATCAAAGTTTGCTAAACTGAAATAAGTGGTGGTATTTGAATCATCATTCAGGGCGGTATTAATAGCCATCGCTACATCTAAATCTTCATGCTCGCTGTCTTTATGTACATTTCCCATTTTTTTTACCTCCTATTAGCTAGTTGTCGTCAATACTATGAATGCGCTCAAGGTGTTGCCTCCCCTATCCGGCGTTATTGCCGAAGTCATAAGGGGCTGACCATCCACCCTAAGCACAATCTTCCAAAATGTCTCATCAGTCTTCCATCCCACATCGGAGACATCGACATGACGGGACGCCGAAATCCTCATCTCCCTATCGGCTATCAGATAATGACCGTGGCCAAAGTCGCAGAGGGCGATGTCGCCCTGAGTTCCCATAGCCTGGCATTTCTCTGTTACAATAAAGGGCAATCCCCAAAGCAATCGGTTGTTAAGGTCGAGAAACGTAGCTTGATTAGCCGCCGATGCCGTAGCCTCGAAAAGCTCATCAATAACACCAGGGTTTATCAACCAAGCTGCACTCTCCCAGCCTTGAGGCAAAAGCCTCTCTGCCATGTGTGCAATATCTGTCCAGTCCAAAAGTCCAACAGCATTTCTTGTAACTGTGATGAGAGAACCATTGCCGGCATTGATTGCCCCTAAGGGAACGCCTGCTCCGGAACCCCACAGGAAATAATCATCCTCGATAAATCTTAATGCCTGCCCGAAAGCAAACTTCATGAAGTCACCGAATTTGCCGTAATCGTTCTCCAACTCATTACTGACCCAGCTTCCTCCGACCAACTTGTGGATATTGAGTTCAAGCTCTCCAAGAGCGGGCTTGGAAATCACCGCAGTTTTCTGCCCTCTCTCCTCTATCCACTCGAATGTTATCCCACCAAAGATATTGCAACTCCTGTCGGTCTCTACAAATCTTCTTACTTTTACCGAATCACTCGTGGCTTTAATTACTGCACCTTTGGCAACTCTTGCCCTGACAATTGAATTTTCCAACGCAGCATGATAAATCTCATCTGCCCATTGTTCAGGAACCAAAGCGCCGCCCTGAGAATCTGTGGCCTCTTCCATATGGCCAGCAGTCTTTTCTAAGATTAGCCGACTATCCGGTGTACCTTCGCCATCATAAGCCTTGCGGACTTTGACCAGAAATTCACCTAGACATTTGAATCCGCCTGTTTTATCTTTGTATCTCATCTATGCACCTTAACTTGTGGCGTTATCTAGCACAACAAATGGAGATATGGAAGTCACAGGAGCTGCCGCATTTCTAGGTGTCAAGACACTCTGCGGCCAGCATTGACCAGCAACTCTAAGAACGAATCTCCAACAATCCTCATCTGTCGTAAATGCAACGTGGGAACTGAAGTCTATTGTGATCGGCTGGCGGTCGAAAATGAGGTAATACCGCATATCGAAATAGCCAACATCTCCTTGTGTGCCTAGAGCCGGCATCTTCTCACTAATGAAAAACGGCCGTCCGAAGATTCTGCCCGGAATAGGATTCTGAACACCCATATCCCGATTGATCCAGATAGGATTACTGGCGGCTGCCGGAGCGACATCACCGGAGGTCATCCCGATAAGATCAGGAAGAACGCTGGGATTAATCACCCAAACGGCATAAGGATGGGAAGTGGGAAGCATACAAGCAAACATTTCCCTCAGGTCCTCAAAAAATACACGGTTGGCCGTATTCCTGAAAACGGTCTTGAGGCAGTTGCAGTTTTGAATTCCAACCGGCTGTCCGGCACCAGTCCCGTTTATGAAGGCATCGTCTTCAAAATAGCCCCATGCGGAACCAAACATTTTCTTGATCAGAGGGACAAGCGCAATAGCGGAATCATCTCGAAGTTCATGGCTAAGATAGGTAATACCTGCCAATTTGTGCGGGGTTAGCTCTAACTGTCCGAATGTGGGTTTCGTGGCATCCTTCACTCCTTTCTCACCAAGCCATTTTGCCTGCACTCCGCCAAATACGGTTGTCGCATGAGAAGTGTCATCCACATAGGGAATCTTTATTGAATCTGTTTTGATTGGGGGGATGACCGTGGCTCCATTGGGTCTCACGATCGAATTCTCAAGGGCAATCATCTGCAACTCTGATCTATAAACCTCAGGCACAAGGAATCCACCCTGGCTGTCGTCACCCTCTACCATGTGACCTGCCGTTTTGATCTCACCTCTTAAAGTGATGAATCTCAAACGCGGATCAACTGCTCTTTTTGGTAAATCGATAGCCTTGGCTTTAATTACTGCATCCAGGAATTCTGCGGCGTTTTCAAATTCATTTGTTTTCTTTTCTGCCTTAACCAATTCCTCATCAGGTTTCAACCCGGCAATAATCTCTTTTACTTTGCTATCCAGATTCACACCAATTCCATCGGACAACTCGTCCATCTTTTCTTCAACTGATTTCTTGACGAATTCGTCAATGGCTTCTTTCGCTGTGTTCTTAACTATTTGCTTGAGCTCATCTTCTGTCATGGTTTTTTTATCTTTGTTTTCTTCACTCAATTTTTTATTCCATTTTCTACTGGCTTTTAAATTTCAGGTTCTTCAACTTATCTTTATGCCTGATGTCTCTGTAGATTCGGCATCTGTCAACTGGTTAATCTAAGCTAACCTCCGTCAACTGCCTCACTCTACTGACATCTCTGAAAAAGAACAGCCTACTCTTTCCCGAAGCCAGCATGATTAATTAACTTCATTGTTCACATGAATAATAAAATCGATTAATCATTTGGCGGTGGAGGCCAATCTTTTATACTTGGTATTTTAGGAAGGCTTTTCTCATCTAGATTTTTGAGAAATTTCCCTAATTTCCAATGAAAAATAATTGCCTCTTTAATTTTTTTAAACATTATTTCTCCCTTGATTTAATAGAGACGGGAGGGTTAAAATAGAAATGGCCTTTAAGCTGGTTGCTGTTAATCCATTCATCTCTAACGTGGCCTCCTTGAAGAGCCTGGGAGGTGGTGGCAACCGCCTCCCGTCTCTATTATTTAATCATTATCTTTCCTTTCTGTATTCCTGGTTAATCACAGGTAAATTGTCATTCCACCATCGCCTAAAATCTTTCGTATTGCACTTGAATATCTTTGCCAACTGAGGTAGGGCATTGCCCTCTTTGTACTTTTTCACGACCTGAATGATGTTAAGGCTCAATTTCTTTTCAGCCTCCGCTTTCAACAAAGGATATTCCTTCTCTAGTTCTTCCCTGATGGCTTTGGCTCTTCCGGCATCTGACTTTAAGAGCTTTGTTATCACGGTCGCCCTCGCATTCACCCATTCTATCAACCGCCTTTCATTCACATTCATCTCATAGGCAACCTTGCTAGTCGGCCAGTTAAGCACCCGCTTAAAATAATCCCACTTAACAGTATTCTCCAGCGTCTCGATATGATCTAAATCTGTTTTATTCATCATTCCACTCTCCCCATCTTCTTTTTAAGCTTAATGTCCACAGCCTCATCCAAAGACTTGTTAAATAACACTTTCAGGTTATCACCGCTCAGTATCTTTCCAACTGCTTCGGCCAGCTTTTCATCCAGACTAACTTTCTTGCCATCCTTCTCTACAATGAATTGCTTTTCCCTCTCTATCTCTGCCGTCCTTTCCTCCTCCCTGTTGGGTGGTTCTGTCGCGGTGTATAACTCATCCAGCCGTTCCTTGAGTTTTATCAAGGCGTCAACCGTATCCTTCACCAGTGTACGGTTCTTAGTGCTTAGGACTCGGCCCTCCTTGAGTTCGGCAACCTGTTCAGTCAGTCCTTTGATGGCAAGTTCAAGACTAGTATAATCAATGGATTCTATTTCTTTAATTTGACTATTAATGTTTTTTTCTATATGTTTCATCTCAATTTCCTTATCTACTCTAACCTCAATGTCCCCATCAACCCATTTCACTTTTCCCCAAATAGCTTTAATGTCAGTTTTATTTTCCCTTATCTCCTCTATCAGCTCCCTTTGCTCTATCAGCTTATCAAGACTTTTAAGTAATGCTTTGCCTATTTCAGTCTCATCCTCTTCTGCTATCATCTTGGCAAACTCAACAAGCTCCTTTAAATGTGCTCCTGAGAAGCCCTTCGTTTTCTCCACGATATCATCAAGCAATTTCTCTTCTATTTCTCCTGCCCAAAGCTTTAGCATTTCCTTCCGTTCTTTCTCCTTCGGTAATTCAAAATTGATTATGTGATGAAATCTGCCAGGCCTATCCAAAAGAGCATCGGGAAGTTTCTCCGGATAGTTTGATGTCATTATAGTAATCAGTCCCTTGTTCTGTTTTATGCCATCCATTTCTGTCTTAACCAGATCCGTCACGAATTCCATTTCTCCCCTAAGCCAAGTATCTATATCCTCAAGGAATAGAATCGATGGGGCTAAGTCACGAGCTAAAGAAAAGCTCAACGACAAAGCTCTCATCGGCCCAATATATCTAAAATCCCTGCTTGATACCCAGATAAAGGTTGTATCCAATTCGTTCATCAATACCCGTCCCGTCTTAGTTTTGCCTGTGCCAGGGGGACCGATGAACAGCAATCCCCTGCCTGTAAGGTCTTTGCCTTTCTTCTCCAGAAAACTGGCCGACTTGATTATCGAATCCTTATATTTTGCATCCAGAATCAGGTTATCCCAATTGTCGCCTGGCTCATCCAGGAATTCTCCACTCAATGCGAACTTCTCGCCTCTAAGATAATTGTTCTTATAAGCCCAGCTATGTACTTTGTCGAGAAGCTCTTTATTCCATTCTTTGTTTTTATTTGAGGTAACTATTGAAACATTAATCCCACTCCAACCGGTATTAAATTTCACTATAAGCGGCTTATTGTCCGCATCATAAAAACAGACTCCACTAATGAGAAAGTCGTCTGACTTCTCGGAATTGAGCTTAATCACTTCATATACCGGAGGGGTTTCATAGCCATCCCAAGTAAAGCACCTGGTGTCTTTCAGCTTGAAATCGCCCAGAATCTTTTTGAATCCAGCCAGATATGTTCCGAGCAATGGACTGGGAACTGAATAGCTATTGAGAAATATCTCCTTGACTTTGCATTCCAAGAACTTCTCATACAAGGCATAATTAAATGTCGCTATGGGAGCATCAACTGCCGCCACGTCAAAAACTTTAGATAACGATTTGTTCCATCGTTCCTTGTATTCGAGTTCTTTTATCTCTATATTATTAAATTCCTTGTGTTCCGACACCCACTTTTTCGCTTCTTCCATTGTCCATTTTTTAACATCAAACAAATACGTAATTACCTTTTTGCATGTTCCGCAATATAAAGCCTTGATTCCCTGTGATGCTGATATGGTTATTGTCCTGATTCTGTGACCATCATGACCTGTACTTACTGGAATCCTATGATATTGCTCAGTCGTCTCTGGTTTGGTGATGATTTCTTTTCCATGAATCTTTACCTCTCCAAATTCATTATGTCCAATCGGAAAAGGATTTTCGTCATCCTTCACCACTTCAATCTCTCTATTGTCTATAAATTCCATCTCTTCTTTTGTAACCATAATCTCTCTGTCCTTAACAACCTCTATCTCTAAGTCCTTCTTGAGGCGGTCGGATATAAGTCCCTTCTCCACTGCCAAAGTCAATGCTTCTGGGCAACTAGGAATCGGGACAATGGAATATTCTAGGAGCTCCCATTTCTTGTATATCCGCCCTGGTTTTTCCTTTTTATCCTTTGTTTCAATATCTTCCCATTCGATAGGTATGAAACCCACCGACCATCCTTTCAGTAGTGGGCCAGTGCCTTCAATGTCTTCTGAGCATGCTCTGTATATCTCATCGCCTCTTTCACTCTTGGCAAAAACAGTTTTGGCAACAAGTCCCTTATCATCTTTTTTAATCCAAATGTTTTTCCCTACTGGTAAAGACTTATAATCATGCCCTAGCATAACAACAGGATTTTTCTTGTAGTTTTCTAAATCCACTCCTTCAGGCAACAACTTTTCGCCATCCCTATCCACAGCATCAGTCGATATGTAGCTGATAACACTGCGCTTCTGCTTGTCGACCTCTTGCTTCTCCGATGTGTAATATTTCCTTACAAACGGAATCTCATCCTTTTTGATATGCAGTCTCTTAGCCAGTTCACCAGCCATATTAGGATATTCATTTATGAATTTAAGATTTTCAGTTATTACTTTCATCATTACCTCCTAATCCTCTATATAAGCTGCTACCGTACAACGACACCTAACATGCCGGGGCGGCGCTTCTATATCCTCATAATCATTCTTGAATGTGAATTTCTTCCCATCCCTTTCTAACACTTCATCAGGATCGCCCAGATTGAAATAATTCTCTTCCAATCCTATTACTCTCCCATCTAATTGTTCACAGCTCGGACAGGTTAATTTATCTATATAGGCTACCCAAATCTTCTTCTTCACAACCCCACTCTGCCTATAGACATTCAACGCAGCCTTATTCGATGCTCGGATAACCTGATTTTGTGCTATCATCTTAGCCCGTCTGAATCCCCAGTCATCATAAGTCTCATACACTCGCCTCACAAGCTCTGGCACGCCCTCACCTGCATTCATACCTTCGATAAGCTCTGCCCTCAGTTTAGCCACGTTCACCTCTTCCAGCTTTTTCGAGAACATAGGCGTATAGCTCTCCAGCCATTCCTGGACCTTCGGATCGGTCACATCGAATATCATGTTGAAGTCGTAAAGCGAGACAATTCTGGGACCTTCCTTGTCCATAACCTCAATGAATATTCCTGATGCTCCATTAGCTAGCTTCTTCTCGAACACAGCCGTTGGATACAGGATGCTATCCACCTTATCCTTCTGCAGCCATGCCTTCTTCATCTTCTTCAAATTAGCCACTAATATCCGCTTCTCCTCATCCCATACCTGCTTCAGCATCGTCTCGAATTTCTTCTCATAAGGACTGATAGCCTTGAAGAGTGCATTGAATAGCATGTCATGAGCTTGCTTTTTGTCATCTTCTTTTACAGCCTCTTTTAGAGAATCTATTAACATCTGTCTGAAAATAACGATTGTATTATCAATAATTCTAGGCTTGCAGACTTCAATAGCCACCTTTTCGGCAAGCTCGCTAGTCAGGAAGTTCGGATTGATCACCCCAAAGCCTCCTTAACGTTTTTCATCACCTTTTCAGCAAACCGTTTTGCTTGCTCTTCTATTGGCTCGCTTCCAAGCGGCATTAGCCTATTATCGATATAAGCCACATCGCCGCCCTTGATTTCTTCCAATCCCTCTTCCGCCCTAGCCTCATTTATTGTCATTATCCCAACTTTCACTCTCCCAATTTGTTCCTTGAGTTTCAAGTCCCTATCTTCAGGCACGCAATTATCGAAAGCACAGAAGATGCGGTCATCATACAAAGGCAGCACCTTCTCATTCAGCTTCTCTGAAAACCGGTCACACCTAGGCAATATCCCATTCTTAGCATGCCTGTAATCAGCCACCTTAGCATTGGCAAGATTAACACTCTTGGATGTCAATGCGCCTGGAGGGATATCTAAAGCCAAGCATATCTCTTCCATGTTAACAGCCCTGCCCTGAATGAAATTCATTTCCTCCGGGCTCATCGTATCCTTCTCAAACCTCATGTCCTTCGGTGGTATGACCAGCTTGCCTGCCTTCCTTGCGCCGGCATAAATCTGCGAAAATTGTACTTGAAGTCTTTCCTTGTCTTCTTTGCTTATATTAGCCTGCGGTATGAGCATACCTCCTATTCTTGCCTTATTCTCAAACAACGCCTTCTCAAAATCATCCATCTGCTCACGGATATAAATCGCATTGGCTACGCCTTTGACACAACCGAAGCCGGTGAACACGTTATTCGGATTGGGGTAAGTAAAGAACACCACTTCATCCTCCGGAAGCACAATATCAACCTTGCCAGTCCTGTACGCATAGCCCTTGATCGGCTTATCCAGATTGTCCCCGAATACGGGGTTAACGAATTGTGGGGGTATCGGCCAAACCTGATCTGGCACTCCCAACCTGTTCTTCCTGAGCCACCAGTAACATTCACCTGTAAGGTCTGAAAAAAGTATCGTATATTCTTTCAAGTCCCTGGCATTGTGCTGCGGATTGACTTGCTTCATAAGGTCTAGGAACACATGATCCGTTATCTCCTCTACATCAGCCGCCTTTGTGAGCCAGTGGTCGAGGTGCGGCTTTGAATATATCCAGGTCTTAAGTTGCCTGCTCAACGGCCTGGTGCTGATAGTGCGGTAAACCTTCGTCTTCTCCTTCTTTGCCACATACAGCCT